GGAAGGGGTTGCATTCGTGCCGATATGGGGTACAGTACGAACGTCAGCCGGGGCGGCTGACAGAGACACCTAACCGAAAGGAACCTGACAATGAGCGCATACATCTGCACCGCTGAAACCTTCGCAGCGATTGCAACCTTCGGCGAACTAAACCGAGTCCAGCATCCCACCACTCACGAGCGAATGACCTGCGTCCAAATTGCGTCGATGCTGTATGCCGAGAATGTTGCGAGCGTGAATTACCGCTACGACGAATCGACCGATGCGACCCTGCCCAGCGCGGCTTACTACCACTACAAGCAAATCCCCGCGCTGCACATCCTCTCGTGCCTCGCCTGCTTGGAGTATCAGTCCTGCGAGCATCCGGAATGGCACGGCAGCGTTGCCAAGCAACTCATCGACCTCATCCGCCGTCGCGCCATCGCTGCGCTGCCGGGTTACGACGATGCCCCGTGGGGAATCTCTGCGGCGGCTTGACGGCTCTGGCCCCACCGCCCCTACGGGGGCGGGACGGCCTGCACCGTTTGCAGGAGAAACGAGACACCATGAGCAAGACCGAGACTTTGGCGACCGCCCTGCTGGCGGCGCAACGCGCCCTCCCGAGCGTCGGGAAGGACAGTCAGTTCAAGGGCGGCACCTACGGGTACGCATACACGAGCAGCGAAACGATGATCGCGGCCTGCCGCGAAGTTCTGCACGGAGCCGGGTTGACTTTGCGCCGCGCGGGCTGGAAGTTCGATGGAACGCCGGAGGGCGGCGGGCTGGTCACGAGCCAGTTCATCCTTACCCACGCGGGTAGCGGAGAGAGCGTCACCGATGAGGTGGCGTGGGTGGCCGTTCCGCGCGGCCAGCAGCCGATTGATAAGGCGATGGCTGGCGCACTCACGGCTTCGATGGGCTACTACCTCCGGGATTTGCTCCTCGTTCCGCGCGAAGACGAGAACGAAATGGATCGGCAGGACGATTCCAAGTATCAGCCTCGCAAGGCAGCCCCGGCCCCGGCGCGGAGCAATTCCGCTACACCTGCGGGCAACTCTAGCGGAAACGCTCCGGTATCCCGACAGACCGCGCAGGATGCCCCACGTTCGATTCCGGCCCCGCAGGCTGCCCCGACCCCGGCCAAGGCGCAGGAACCCGCCACAACGGCCCCTAGCGCGTTTGGCGAGGTAATGGCCTCGCGACCCGCGAAGGACTGCACTTGGCGACAGGGATTGAAGGTGGTCAAGGTCGGGCAGGGCAAGCCCACGGCCAAGGGCGGGAACCGCTGGCCGATCCTGTTCGACACGGGCAACGGCGAGCAATGGTGCTCGTGCTTCGATCAGGCGTTGATGCAGGCCGCGCAAGACGCGATGGGCGGCGATACGGTCGAGGCGTTCGTGCAGGAAGGCCAATACGGCTGGACGCTCTACGGCCTGCGGACTGCGGTAGCATCCGAGCAGCCAGCGGCGGCTGTGGTCGGGGCTGTCGAAGACGAGATCCCGTTCTAAACCCCCGGAAGGCCGGGGAGGTTGACGCAAGTCCCTCCCCGGCTAGGGGTTATGCGGCATCTCAAACATTCCTAGAGGAAATGTATAAGAAAGCCTTGCGTCTGCGCCGATATGGGGTACAGTTCACCCATGCAAGCCGGGGCGGCTTGCGAGACACCTCAAACCAAAGGACACCACAATGTTCGCACAAAACGGAATCGCAAATCTTGAAGAAGCGCGCGCTGCCGGAATGCCAAAGTGCATTCTCGCGCAACTGATCAAGTGGGTCGCGATGCGCGGAACCTTCGCTTACTTCCCACAGATGAACAAGGAGGCTGGCAATGCGCTTTACCTCGACGCGCCCGCTGGAAGGGTGTTTGGCTGGTCGCGCGCAACCAGCGGAGCATACGAGTGGGGACTGCGACACCGCTTCCACTCCGCGCGCGAAACCGCGTCTGACATCGCGAGCGATATTCGCGACCTCGTGCTGTCCAACACCTACAACCGAAATGCCTGAAAGAAAACGGCTCCGGCCCCACCGCCCATACGTGGGCGGGACGGCCTGAACCGTTCAGGAGAAGGAAACACCATGAGCGCAATTCAACGACTGTACGAGACAAGCAACGCGGCCCGCGAACTAGAAACCATGCTCACCGAGAGCGAGGGCGAACTTACCGCCGAGATGGAGGGCCATTTCGACATCCTCGCGCAGCAGGCGGAGAATCTGCCCGCAGCCATCGACGATGTGCTGTCGCTCGTCGCGGAGATCGAACACCGCGCGGCGGCTCGCAAGGCAGAGGCCGACAGGCTGAAGGCCCGCGCCAAGCGCGACGAGGCGGTGGCCGAATGGTTCAAGGTTCAGGTGCTTCGCGCGATGCAGGCGCAGGGCATGAAGAAGGTCGAGTCGCCGCGCTGGCGGGCGACGGCTGCGATGCCGGGTGGCAAGCCGAGCATGGAGATCGTCGGCGATGTCCCGCCGGAGTTCACGCGCGAGGAGATCAAGATCACCCCCGACAAGGACGCGATCCGGGCCGCGCTGGAGTCCGGCCAAACGCTGCCGTTCGCGTACCTTGTTCCGAAGCAGCCCTACCTGAAAGTGAGTTGAGATGTACGCACCAAGCATCGTTATCCCCGCTGTCGAGGCCGCACTACGAGCGCGAGGCTTCGCGTTCCCCCAGCCAAATAGCGGCATTGGGAAGGACGCGGTAGCCGCTAGGCGGCTCGCGTTCGACGCGCTGCACACGTTCACTAGCGCAACGCCGACAGGCATTTCCAAACTGATCGGTTGTACGGCTGCGACCGCGTTAGCGATGCAGCAGGCGGCGCATGGTTTCTACCGGACACCCACGGACAGACAGGCGTGGCTGGATGACGTAAAGACGCAGATTGACCGAGGAACGGAACGCTTGCAATCGCTCGGGAATCCGGGATGATGGAAGCGAAACGGCCCGCCATTGTGGGGCGAGCCGCTTCTAACCCCATAGCGGCGTATCAGGCCGCAGAGAGGCTTCGATGAGTTTACAACCCGAAGGTGCGCTGGGCTTCATGCCGTTCTACTACCAGCGGTTCGCGTGGTCTACGCGAGGCTGGCCCGCCGATGCCGCGATGGCTTACTTGTTCCTGCTCTGTGAGCAATACAGCAACGGCGGCTTGAACCCTGATCCGCAAGTGCTAGAGGAGATCGCTCCCGGAACGGTGGCCCATTGGGATCGCATCAAGCGCAAGTTCACGCAGGGGCCGGACGGGCTTCTACGGAACATCCGGTGCGAGGAGATCCGATCCCGGAGCCTTGCGGCAGGCGACCGGAAGCGGCAGCAGGCTCGCAATGCGGCGGCAATGCGGTGGCATAGCGGGAGCAATGCGGGAGCAATGCGAAACGATGCCAACGATAACGATAACGAAAGCGATACCGATAGCGAGATCGGGAACGAGAGCGAGAGCGGTCAAACACATTCGCTCGGCGTTGCCGAGCCTGCGTCTGATAATCGAAAGAGGAAGTTGCCGATACCAGACGGTGCGCTAGAGCGGCTTTGGAATCTGTTTCCGAGGAAGGTCGGCAAGGGTCGCGCGATGAAATTGCTGGAGCAAGCGATCCGGGCTTACGCAGACGAATGGGAATTGCCCGAGATGGATTCCGCCGTCGAAGTGTTCCGAGAGCACATCGCTCGGATGGCAGAACAGTACCGCAACAAAGAGCAGCAATACATCCCGCACCCAGCGACTTGGCTTTCGCAGCAGCGATACCTTGACCCCGTACCGGAGGCACGATGACACCAGCAGCGCAGATCGTCATAGAGCATTTCCCAAGCAGCACTTGGGCAAAGCCGTCTAGCAAGAAATACGAGGAGTCGATGGCGGCTCTCGCCCCCTACAACGAAACAGACTTGACGCAAGCGGTCAAGAGCCTGCGGCGAACGCTCGCGCGCGCACAATGCACCGTCGAGGAAATCGTCGGCGAGGTGCGGCGACTCCGACGACGAAACGAGATCGCAGCCAAGGCGGACAACGAGGGCATCAACGAAGAACAAGTCAGGCGCGACCGCGAGGACATGAAGCGTATCTTGCTTCTTGCTACCCGCGAGGAGATCGCCGTAGGCGTCGCCTACGCACGGAAGATCGGTGCGCTCACAGCCGAGCCGCTACCGGCCAAGGTCGAGGAGTGGTCGGAATACGCGCGTGGCGTCGTGTGGGCGGCAATGGACATGAAAGGAGTGTTCGCATGACACAAGACATCATCGACGCGCTGCGAGAAGTCGCGTCAGAGTTTCGGCATAAGTTGGGAGACGAGAACCTAATGACCGTCGCGGCGGATGAGATCGAAAGCCTGCGCCGGGATCGCGACGAGGCGAGGCGGGAGGTGTGCGAATTCGCAGTGGGTTGGCAGCGCGCGGGAATGCGTGTGCAACATCCGCAGCAGTATGCACAGGAACGCGGCTGGGACTGCTTCAAGGAGGACGGCAAGTGACCGACCACCGCGATAACCACGAGGCATACGCGATCACGCCACCGCCAGCGGTAGCGGCGTTTCAAACGCGAATTGCTCAACTGCTAGCCGAGGCTCAATCAAAGGTTTCGATGGCGTTGGAAAGTTCGCGGCTGTCCGAAGACGAGGTTCGGCGGCTGCGAGCGCGCTGCGAGATGGAGGCATCCCATATCGCGGAACTGAAGGATCAAATCAGCAGCCTACGAGCGGGGCTGCAGATTGCGTTAGATCAGCGCGACGAGGCGAGGCAGGAAGTGTGCGTGTGGCAGGGATTAGACACGGGCAATACGCCACGCGATACCGCAACGGTGCGCGGTTGGAACTGCTTCCGCGAATCATAGCTGGATTGGCTCGCCAAGATGGACGAGGAGAACGGTCTATGAACGAACGCGACCTTGTGGAACGGCTGGAAGGGCTATGGCAGGCCTACGGCTACGGCATCGCGCTGGAGGCCGCTGCGGAGATCAAACGGCTACGCGACGAACTGAAGAAGTGCGAAGGCGAACAGGCGCGAGAGCGACGTTAGAATGACCAGCGCAAACCCTTTCCGTTTGAGGGATAAGGGAGAACTGCGCCCATGACGCTGCCAGTCGAACGATTCCGAGCCATCGCAAAGACTCGTCATTTCCTAGGTGCGTTGTGCGATCCCAAGCGAACGCCGGGACTACCGGAGGACGTGCGGAACGAGGCGCGGCGATGCCTGCGGCACTACCCCGGAGCGATCGACATGGAGGAGGCGATACACGGGCTGCGACTAGCCGCGCAAGTGTTCGCCGCCGTCGAGCCGATCCCGCGCCGCAAGCGCAGGCCGCCGTCCGACGAGTAGCATTCTCGCCATGAGCGACGAAAGGCCAAGGATGGCCGATCTCCTTCTCCGATGGATAACCGCGTGGCATCATGCATTGATGCCCGAGGTACTTACCGTCACCGTCGGCATCCCCGCGCGAACGCTCTCGCCGAACGCGCGATGCCATTGGGCGGTGAAAGCCAAGGCTACGAAGCGGGCGCGCGTAGAGGCTTGGGCAGCGGCACAAGTCTCCATGTACGAGGCCAACGTCAAGGGCGGCTGGAAAGAGGCGACCGCCGAAGTGCATTGGTACGCGCGAGACGTGCGCCGACGCGACAAGGACAATTGCCTAGCCAGTCTGAAGGCGACCTTCGACGGGCTGGTAGACGCTGGCTTGCTTCACGATGACAACGCAATCACGCACCTGCCGCTCGTCATCCTCGTGGATAGCAAGAACCCGCGAGTTGAAATACACCTGAAGAAATACGAGGCAAACAATGGCGCGTAAGTGCGACAAGGCCCGAATCCGCGAGGAGTTGAAGAATCACCATTGGCGCGAAGGCATCACGCCGGGTACGCAATGGACGGTTGAGAAACTGTCCCGCAACATTCACCGCGTGACGATGCTGTGCGAGACACCGCACCAGTTTGAATGGTGGGGCCTGCTATCCAGCGACCGACATCACGATAACGCGCACACCGACTGGGACTTGGAGCGAAAGCACCTAGACGAGTTGAAGCGGCGCAAAGGCGGCTGCATCGACGTAGGCGACCACGGCTGCCTAATGCAAGGAAAGTTCGATTTGCGGGCTGACCGCTCGGCGTTGCGCGAGGAATACCAATGCGGTGACTACCTCGACGCGGTGGTGCGCGAGGCCGTGAAGTTCTACAGCCCGTGGGCGGATCGCTTCGTGACGATTGGAAGGGGCAATCACGAACAGAGCATCCTCAAAAGACACGAGGTGGATTACACCGAGCGCGTATGTGCTGGTTTGAGCGCGGCGGGGCCGTGTCCCGTCTACTCCGGCGGATACGGCGGCTACGTTCTGTTCCGGCTCGTATCTCGACAAGGCGGATCGTTCTCGTTCCGCTGTCGTTATTTCCACGGTTCCGGTGGCGGAGCATTCATGTCCCACGGGGTCTTGACAACCAGACGTGATGCTTCGATCTACCCGGACGCTGACCTGCTCATATCAGGCCATTCGCACCACCATTGGATCGTGCCGCTCGCGCGTGAACGCCTGCGGCAGTTTCTCGGGAACGCGGAAATCGTCCTAGACGAGCAGATCCATTGCAGATTAGGTACTTACAAAGATGAGCACGCCGACGGCCATTCGGGCTGGAGCGTGGAACGTGGATTGCCACCAAAGGGGCTTGGCGCGGTTTGGATGCGCCTCCATATCGCGGGGACGCAGAAGGAATACCGACTCGCTGCGGAGTTGACCCGTGCAACATGAGGCCCGCGTAAGCATCGCTGGCCGCAAGTGGCGGGTGCGCCTCGTCCCGGCCCGCGAGATGCCACGCGACGCGCTCGGGGACTGCGACCATCCGCCGGGGCGACACCCCACAATCCGAATCCGCCGCAACCTGCCCCAGCGCGACCTCTTGGATACCGCAATCCACGAGGTGCTACACGCGAGCCTCCCTTCGCTTTCCGAGGAGGCCGTGACCGAAACGGCCCACGACATCGCGCGTGTCCTTTTCTCTTTGGGGTGGCGGCGCAAGCCGCTAGCATCCCGTCACAAGGCAAAGACATGAGCGAGCAGACAGAATCGAACTTGAGCCACAAGGTGTCCGTGCAGACCGTGCTTCAGGGAGTGCAGACGCTTGTTCTGCTCGGCAGCATCGCAGCCGTGTTTATGACCATCGGCAGGCGTGACGCGATGCTCGACGGTCACGGCGAGCGCATCAAGGAACTCGCCGCGATCACCAGCGACCTTGCCAAGACCGTGGGAAGCCTGTCCGCGACCGACCGAGAGTTCGGCGCGAAAATCGAAAGCATCATCATTCGCATCGACCGACTCGAAAGGACGAAGTAATGCCCTCATTCACGCAGTTCAATCCCGGTGACTATCCACGCCTCTCGCAACGCTCGACGGGTAACAGCGCGCTTTACACCGTCCAAACTGACATCACGAAGTCAATCGTTCAGCCCCTAAACGTGAACGAAATCATTGACGGAACCGGCAACGGCGCTTATTCGATCCGAACGAGCATCCCCGCCGGATCGCGCGGATTCATTCCGTATTTCACGACCACGGTTGCGGTGGGGGCAACGACGGCTCAACTCAACAGCGTGAGCGCGACCTTCACACACGCATCGGCCACGCTTGCGTATGTCATGTTCCTTGGAAGATTCAGGACGCAGAGCGGCGTGTACGCAAACGACCCATACGCTGCGGCTCTTACAAATGCAGTCAATCCTGCAACCTACGGTCATTGGAAGTTCCTTGGTCGCGTGCATTACACCGCATCGTCAGGCGGTACTGGTGCAGTTCTGCACTATGAGAACTTTGCAGGACAAAGCCCCCTTGCAACTACCGTACCGACGTGGGGTGGAACGGGAAATCTGAATCGAACGTATGTTTCGGCGATGTTCGGTGGTTTGGCAAGTGGTGGCGCAGCAGCAGCCCAAATCGCAGCCGGATCAATGGCGAATAACACCACCGTGGCCACACTCCCGTCGATTGAGTACGGCATTCTCCCAACCCACGGTTGCGACGAACTGCTTTGCTTCCTGACGTTCTCCAGCAGCGCGGCAGGAACCATCGCATTGAGCACGTCGATGGCTTCAGGTACGGGAACCGTGTCAAGTTCTGGCGTTGCGGTTTCGTTCTACTCGTGAGAATCGCACTCGCCTGCCTGCTCCTCGTCGGCTGCTCCGCGTCGGAGCGGATCGCAGTCGAGGCCAATGGGATCGGGGAGCGGGCAGGCACGATTCACGCGCTGGCTATCCGCATCGGTGAGCGGTCTGCGGAGCCGGAAACGATTGCGGACGCGGCGACGATTGCGGGCGAGGCGGTAGCGATTGGGAAGGCCACGCAGTCGATTCACGCCGCGCTACCGGGCGTGGTAGATCGTGAACCGTGGTGGTCTGGTTTGATCCGCTGGCTTGCCATTGCCGCCGCCGGAGCCGCCGCCGTGTGGCTGCTGACGGCATCCGGCATCCTTGGGGCCGTCCGGGCTGCGCTGGGCTGGATTCCCAAGCCGAAGGCCCGTGCGGCTAGCCTGCTTGCCGCCGCCGTCGATGACGCGCGGCCAGAGACTACGAGGGAGGCCATTGCTGCCATGAGGGCGCAGGATGCCGAGTTCGACGCCGCGTACAGACGCGCGGTACAATCTCACGCGAAAGGAGTCTGACCATGATGACGCTTGCGAGCATTGAGAGTCTGATCGGAAGTGTGTGGGGAGCCGTGGCCGCCTTTGCAATCGGCTACATCGGCGGGCATCTCGTCCCGCTGTCGAAGATCGCCGGATGGATTCCCGGTAAGAAGGACTGACGGACAAAGGATTGTTCGGTGCCGCCGCCCCTGCTTCCGTGGGGGCGGTAGCATTTCTGCCATGCAAACACAGCGCGTGAAGATCGACACCTTGACGCTCGACCCGGCCAACGTCCGGCGGCATCCCGCAAACAACCTTGACGCGATCAAGGCGAGCCTGACCCGGTTCGGCCAGCAGCGGCCCGTGCTGGTCAACGACAAGGGCATCATCATCGCCGGTAATGGCACGGTTATGGCCGCGAAGGCTTTGGGTTGGGATCACATCAACATCGTCCGCACGGCGTTGCAGGGCAGCGAGGCGACCGCCTACGCCATCGCCGACAACCGTACGGCGGAACTGGCCGAGTGGGACGATGACGCGCTCGCGCAGCAGTTGGCCGCGTTGCAGATCGAGGACGAAGAACTAGCGCGGGCGGCAGGCTTCACCGAGAAGGAAATCGCTGCGCTGGCCGAAGCCACGGTCGAGGTGCAGGAGGACGAGGTGCCGGAGGCTCCGGTAGATCCCATCACGAAACCGGGCGACCTGTGGCTGCTTGGCGAGCATCGCTTGCTCTGCGGAGACAGCACGAAGGGAGAGGATGTTGAAAGGCTGATGAACGGACAGCGCGCCGATTTGATGCTGACCGATCCGCCATACAACGTCGATTACACGGGCAAGACGAAAGACGCGCTGAAAGTTGCAAACGACAGCATGGGCGATGTGGAGTTTAGAAAGTTCCTGTTTGCCTGTTTCAAGGCAGCATTCGATGCGATGAAGCCCGGTGCATCTTTCTACATCTTCCACGCCGACAGCGAGGGATACAACTTTCGCGGTGCGGTCAAGGACTGCGATCAGACTGTTAGGCAGTGCTTGATTTGGACAAAGGATGTTCTGGTGATGGGGCGACAGGATTACCAATGGCAGCACGAGCCATGTTTGTACGGCTGGAAAGATGGAGCCGCGCACGGTTGGTACAGCGATAGAAAGCAAACAACGCTTCTGCGATTCGATAGACCAAGTCGAAGCGAAGAACATCCAACCATGAAGCCCGTGACGATGTTTGCATACTTGATGGGAAACAGCACCGCTCCGCAAGGGCTTTCTTACGATCCGTTCCTTGGCTCGGGCACGACGTTGATCGCCGCCGAGCAACTTGGCCGCAAGTGCTACGGCATGGAGATCAGCCCCGCCTACTGCGATGTCATTGTGAAGCGGTGGGAAACCCTAACGGGCAAGAAGGCGCAGCGTGGATAGAAAGCGGGCCAAACCAAAGCCCAACGAGCCGATTGAGCCGCCGCCGGTAGACCAGCCCCCTTCCGTGCTGGATGAGCCGGAGAGTCGGCAGCGGTCGGCCCTGCGCCTGTTGCAGAAGGCCGTGAACCACGGCTGGGAGATACCGGAAGCCGTCTGGCGAGCCGCGCCGGGTATCTGCGCCCGAATCCTTGCAAACGACGCAGCACAGCCACGCGACCGCCTACGAGCCGCCGAAGTGCTGGCCGCGATGGCGCGGGACAAGATCAACGCAGCGATTGCACTCGACAAGATGGAGCGGCTGGACGATGGAGAAGCCACCGAGCGCGTGGTCATTAGCCCGGAGGTAGCCGCGCGGGCGCGGGCCATCATCGCCCGTAGACTCGGCACGGATGAAACTCGATCCTGACCAGCAGGCGATAGCCGAGGCCGCGAGGGAATGCCCGGACGTATTCGCGGAGTGGCTTGGGTTCAGCCAGTCGGGCTTGCACACCGCGATGCAGGCGCACCTATCGAAGCACGGCGATGCCGCCATTGGGATGCCGCGTGGTCACGGCAAGTCGGTGCAGTTGGGTATCCGGCAGGCGTGGGAGATTGGCCGGAACCCGTCTATCCGCATCAAGCACATCGGGCAGACCGTAGCGAAGGCGCAAGAACAGATCCGCATGGTGGTGCAGATCATGCGCTCCGAGGTCTACGGCATCGTGTTCCCCGACATCAAGATGGTCAAGCCTGACCCGTCCACGGACGGCAGCAACGAGATCGTGGTGAAGTCCCCGTCGATGCACCGCGATGCCACGATGCAGGCGGCAAACATCTTTGGTCGCGCAGGCGGACGCGCGGACTTGCTCTGCGGCGATGACGTATGCGACCTGCGAAACTCGATCCTTGTGCCAGCCGAGCGGGCCAAGGTGAAAGAGGCGTGGCGCAATAACTGGTTGCCAATGCGGGACTTCAGCGCAGGCAAGCCGCGTACATGGCGGTTGTTCACGCCCTACCACAACGATGACCTAACCGCAGATTGGAAGCGATCAGCCGAGCAGGACGGGACGCTGTTCTGGAAGCCGTGCAGGGGCTTTGAGTCGCCGTGGGGCGAGGTCTTTACGCCCGAGGTGCTGGAGAGCCAGAGGCGCGAGATGGGGCCGCTCGGATACGCCCGCGCCTATGAACTCATCCCGATCAGCCAAGACAGCCTGATCTTCCGGCCCGAGTGGATTGAAGCGGGCTTCTACGCGAACGACCCATCGGAGTACGCGCAGAACAACGGGCGCGTGGTCGCGGCGATCGACTGGGCGTTCACCGAGAAGCGGGACGAATCCGGCGACTACAGCGTTTGCGTTATCGCGCTGATCGACAAGGACGCGAACTGCTGGGTACTTGAATGCCTGCGGGTGCAGGCCACCTTCCCCGACTTCATGCGACGCGCGGTGGATGCCTGCGAGCGGCTAGGCGTTTCGCAGATCCTCGCGGAAGGAAATGGGCCGCAAGCGGGCCTCTGCCAGCAACTCGCACAGTCCACGCGCATCCCCGTGCTGAAGATTGCCCGGACGAAGGACAAGGTGACGCGAGCCAGCGAGGCGCAGCCGATGGTCGAGCAAGGGCGGCTCCGGCTTCGATGCCGAGCGGACGGCAGGCTCGAACCGTCCCAAGAGCCAATCCGCGATGAGATGGTCGCTTTCCCTGCTGGTGAGCATGATGACACCGTAGATGCGGTGGTCGATTTGCTACAGCATGGCAGAACCCGCCGTTATGATCCACAAGCAAAGCCAACCACGGTATCGAGCAATCGCCCGAAACTGTGGAGGCTCTATGGATCTTGAACTATGAACGAACTCAACAGCGAAGCGAACCAGACTCAAGCAGCAGACATGGTGCGAGCCGCGCCCGTCTTTCAGGCACTTGTCACGCCTGTCGAGATGCAGCGTTCGTACTACCTCTCGGTCAACAAGATCCTTCGCCAAGGCTCGCTCGCGTTCCGCAAGGATCGGAACCTACAGCGGCAGATGCGCTACGACCCCGACATCATGGGGCCGCTGCTCATGCTGCAACTCTCGGTCGCTTGCTCGGAGTGGGCGGTGCAATGCCCCGCCGATATGCAGGGCGATGAGGACGCGACCGAGCAGGCCGCGTTCATCAACAAACTCCTGAAGAACACGCCGCGATTTACCGACCTCATGCGGCACTTGCTGGATGCGCTCTGGTACGGGCGCAGCGCGGTGAACATGGTGTTCGGCAAGCATGGTGAAACCGTGTACCTGCGCGACTGGCTGCCGATCCACGGTGACAGCCTGACCATGACCGAACTCGGGCAACTCGGCCTGAAGGTCGGCCCGCGCTACTACACGCAGACCATCGGCGGCGCAGCCCCGGACACGGACAAGATCAATGGCACGGTGATCGGCTGGGATAGCCGCGTCCTGCCGCTCGATGACGAGCAGCGCAGCACGATCGCGCTCCACACCTACCAGCCGCAGGGCGTGGATTTCGACGATCCATACGAGGCCGAGAATGCCTATCTCGGTCGAGGTATGCGCGACCTCGTGTGGTACTACTGGTCGCTCAAGCAGGCCGCGCTACAGAATTGGGCGACCTACATTGAGCGATACAGCATGGGCATCCGGGTGGGCAACTACCCGGTGGGCAACGACGCTGCGAAGGCCGACATGGAAACGGCCATGCAGAACTTGCTCGGCGATGTCTCGGTGCTGATCCCGAAGAACGGCGACGGCACGGATGCGGGCTACGACATCAAGATCCTTGAGCCGAACGGCGGAAATGCCGAGGCTTTCGCAAAGATGGTGGAGTATCTCACCGAGAACATCAAGGAAGTGATCCTTGGCCAGACGGGCACTTCGCAGGCGGTCACTAGCGGACTCGGCAGTTCGATCGGCGACCAACACGCGCAGACGCTCAACCGCCAGTTGACCTACATCGCCAACGCGCTCGGGGAAACGATCACGCGCGAAATCGTCACGCCGCTCTATCGGTTCAACTTCGGCGACGATGGAACCCCGCCGCAGTTCTCGTTCAGCGTGAGCAAGCCGAACCCGGATGAATACATGAAGGCCATCGAAGCCTTCACGAAGTTGGGTGGCCGCGTCAGCGAGCGCGAGGCGCGGAAGGTGCTTGGTCTGGCCGAGCCGGAGGATGACGAAGCCGTGTTGCAGGCCCCTGCCGAGGGAGGCATGGGCGGCATCGGCGGACTCGACATTGGGCCGATGGCAGGCGAGCCGGAGGCGGAGGAGCCGACCCCGTTCGCCAAGGACAAGTTCGCTCTGTCGGACGTGGACTTGACCCCGACCGAGGAGATGGCGAACGCAGCGAAGCGCGGGCTGGAACTGCGGAAGAAGCACGGGCGCGGCGGCACGGAAGTCGGCGTGGCTCGGGCGCGTGACCTGTCGAACCGCAAGACGCTCTCGCCGTCCACGGTGCGACGCATGAACTCGTACTTTGCTCGGCACGAGGTGGACAAGCAGGGCGAGGGCTGGGGCGAGGATTCAGCGGGCTACATCGCGTGGCTTCTGTGGGGCGGCGATCCCGGCAGGGCATGGGCCAAGCGCAAGGACAAGGAACTCGACAAGGCCGAAGGCAAGGACACGCAGGCCGCGAAGGATGATGCGGTAAGCCGCAAGATCGCGCTGCTGCGCGACGAGGGCTACCCGCAGGATCAAGCCGTGGCTATCGCGCTGTCGATGAAGCGTCGCGGGGAACTGCACTCCAAGCCCGGACGCAAGCGCGTAGCCGCAAAGCGTGGCCGTAAGGCCAAGGCTGCCAAGCCCAAGGCCCGCCGCCGCAAGTGACGGAGTTCGACCGAATCTACAAGCGCGGTCTGCGCGAGGTAGCGCGGTGGTATCGCGCCGCCCTTGCTGCGCAGGTGCGCGAGGAGCCGGAGGACGCTGCCGAGGCGTGGGAGCGGTACGGCGAAGCGTTGAGCCAAGTGCTGACCCTAACCGTACTTGCGGGACAGGCGCGCGCCTACGCGGCCACGAAGCAGCAGGGGAACGAATGGGAGCCGGAGGAATGGCCGGACGAGAAGCCGGACACGTTCGCGGAACTTACGGTTGAGGTCGGCTTTGAGCCGGGAGTGTTCTGGGAAGCCCTGCGAGCGTTCCGGCGACGCATCCCGCGTTCGTGGTCGGAGACACGGCGCATCCGCAGGGAGATGCAGCGGCTTGCAGACCGCATCGCAAGCACGGAGAGCCGCACGGCCCTACGCGACCTCACGAAGCGACTGGAGGCCCTGCGCGACACGCTAGACGGCTCTTTCCGCGTCAAGGGCGCGACGGCGGCGCAGGCGACCCGGCTACGCGACCTCATCGCCCGCAGCATCGAAACAAGCGCGATTCCGGCTGGGCTGAAGACGGGGGGGCTGTCGGGCTTCATCCGGCGGGCGCAGGTCGAAGGCATCATCGGGATGACCACGGCGCGGCTGGAAACGGTCTACCGTACGAACACGGCGACGGCGTACAACGAGGCGACCGCCGAGGTGATGGACAAGCCTGCCGTGGCCCGGTGGGCACCGCTGCTGCGGCTAGTCGAGATTCACGACAGCCGGACGCGCGGTGCACCGGGTGGCGTTTACCGGCGCAGAGGGCAGAGCCGAAACCCCGGTAGCCATTGGCAGATGGACGGCTATATCGCCACGGCTGCGGACTTCAAGCGGCAGGGGCTTGTGCCGCCCAACGGCTTCAACTGCCGAGGTGCGCTAACGCCCGTGACCTTTGACGAGGCCCGCGAGATGGGTTTCGTGCGCGAGGACGAAACGCTAGATCGGAAGGCACTTGCGCGATATAACGCAGCACGGCAACGCATCATCGACAGAGGCGAGTACCCCGACCCCGGATTCAAACGATGAACACAGAAGACAAGTTCTACTTCGGCAAGTCCGGCCAGCCCGAGCGGTTTGAGGAATCATCGCAGGCATCGATTGGTCAGACGGTGCTGAACAAGATCGAAGCAGCACTTGCAGCCGGGAAAACGGTGTATCTCTCCAACATGATGAAAAGCACGGTCATTACGCCCAAGAACTATGCAAAGTGGAAGGCATCGGGCACGCCCTTGTTCAAGGTAGATAGTAAGGGAGATCTGCGGATTTATCAGGGTGGCAAGTATGTTGTTTTGACCTCTGGAGCAATATCGCACGTTCGCGTGGACGCGCATTCCCGCCCCGGCCAGCCCGAGCGATTTGCGAAGATTTCCGATATCAAGATTGGCAAGGGGAGCAATGAAGACGAACGAAACTTTTCCGCAACAATCAACGGAAAGCCAGTTTCCGGAGTTTTGAACAAGGGATGGTCGCGCCTTGGAGGATGGGGCTGGACTGCCAGCATCGAAGGCGTTTCGGGGTTCAACACCCACCGAATGTTCTCGTCGATGAGAGATGCTATTGCCTACGCAGCAGAGGGGCTAAAGGCTTCCCGCCCCGGCCAGCCCGAGCGGTTTGACATGGAGGGCGCGTGTTGGGAGGGCTACGAGCCTGTCGGCACGAAGCAGAAGGACGGCAAGACCGTGCCGAACTGTGTGCCGATGAAGAACGCAGCGGGTGGCGAGGAGAAGTTTTCCGGCATGGACACCATTGCGGCGTATGTGCAAGTTCTCTACGAAGAGTTTGGGACTGCGAGAGGGAAGCAGGCCGCGCAGGAAATGATGCGGGCCGCGCAATCAATCGGCGGCAATGCTGGAGCAGGCTTGCAGAAGGCGATTCGCACAGCATCCACAAGCAAGAATGTCAGTGAGCGAAACCGGGCTATCGGTGACATTGAGGATTATCTGATGCGGGAAGGCTTCGCCCGCCCCGGCCAGCCCGACACCTTCGACGCATCCAGCCTTGAGCGCGGCGCGTTTGCCGAGGCGAGCAAGTCGCCCATGCTCGGCAAGTTGCTCGCGGCGAAGGCGATGCCGGACGGCGGATGGCGGGCCGTGCAGGTCGGCAGCGATACGCTCGTGATTTCGTTTGAGGACGCAGACCTTGCCCGCGATTTCGGGCGGCGGGTCGCGTCGAAGGGCTACAGCGCAACCAGTCCCGTGGCTACCACCGGACGCTATTGGAATGTGGAGGTGAAGAATGGCAAGTGAGAAGACAAAGTTTGCGCAGCCGCCGTTCAGTCAGCAGGACATTGCTGCGCTGAACCGTCTGGCAATGGAGTGGACGCAAAAGTCAAAGGACATGAAGGGAAAGCGCACAGAAGATGGAATGAACGCTGAATGGGAAGCCGCTTCCATTGCCGCGCACCTCGCCGAAATTGCCGATTTGGCAAAGTCTGGTCAGGCGCATCGGGCGTATGCAAAGGTTCGCACTTCGGCTCCTGCTGTGCAAAAGATCATGCCTGCTTCGCTTTTACGGGCTGCTGAAGAAGCAAAGAAGTTCTCCCGCCCCGGCGCGAAGGACAAGATGGCATTGAGCAATGCGAGCGCGACAATGCTTCAAGAGGCAATGCTGAAGTATGGCAACAAGGCGAAGAAAGCCGACCTAATCGCTTGGCTTGTGGTGTATGAAATGATGACTCATCCGGAACGATTCAAGGATGCGGAAGTTGAAAATGCGATTGCAAACCTAAAGTTGGCTGGCGGCAAGTTCAGAGACAAGAACGCTCGCCCCGGCGAGAAGGACACGATGGCCGTCGAGGATCGCTTCTACTTCGGCAAGTGACCATGCAAGCCTCCCACACTGTCGAGAACACCGAGGAAGGCAAGGTTCGCATCCGCAACCTTGAACTGTTCATGGGCTTCGATCCGTCCATCGACTCGGACGAGGACGAGGCCATGCAGGGCTATGACAACGCCCGCGTGAAGGACATCGTTTCCCGCACGGGCAAGTTCATCCAGCGCGGCTCCCGTCCCAAACTCGTCATCGAACACGAGAAGGACGGCAAGCCCACGCGGCCCGAGGCGGTCGGCGACATCACCAGCGTTCGCTACGAGGAGCGCAACGGCGTGGCCTATGTGGTCGGCGATGTCGAGATGCCGAAGGAAGCGTTCGACTCGCTGCTGGCGACGAACGCCTATCCCCGTCGCAGCGCGGAGATTTGGAAGGATAATCACCTGTCGGAAGTCGCTCTGCTTGGCCGTGATACGCCGCGCAGGCCGCTGCCCGACACGCGATTCGGTAAGCACGGCTCGAAGGTGGTCTTCGAGCGGCCTATGGGAGTTGTGCGCGTTTCTATTGACTCCAAGGCAAAGTTCGGTGAAATGGGGGTCGGAGGTGGACTCAACACCTTCATCCCGTCAGGAACAGGAAGAAAGCCCATGCCAAGCAAGATGAAGAAGAAGATGGAGCAGGACGCCGAGGAGGCTAAGAAGGCTCTCGCGGCTGCTGCGGCAGACGAGTGCGCTGCTGACGAGGACGAGGACAAGATGGCCGAGGAGGCTGACGCGGCTGCGATTGCTGCCGAGGACGAGGCCGAGATGGCCTACGCCGCCGAGGACAAGGACGAGATGCAGGATGGTGTCCACGTGGACATCGGCTCCCACTCCGGCGAGGAGGAGGAGGAGGAGGAGGACGAGGAGATGGAGGCCGCTTACGGCGGAAAGTCAAAGATGAGCAAGGGCAAGACCAGCGAGAAGGCTCTGTTCGCTCGTGTGCAGGAACTTGAGCGTCAGTTGCGCCTTGAGCGTTTCGGTCGCGAGGTCGATTCGATGATCCGCGACGGCTACCGCTGCGGCAAGTTCCGCAACAGCATGGTTGAGGAACTGGCCGACACGGCCAACCCCACCGCGAAGATGGCGTTTTGGAAGGCGACGATGGCGAAGAATCCCATCAACGTGCCGACCGTTGCGCAGCACACCGTCACCGACGAGGCTCACGAGAGCATGGACATCAAGGCCGCTACCGCTCGTGCGGTGCATGAGGCCGCTGGCGACCTGACGAAGTTCAAGTCGCTTTTCGCCAAGTATTCGGGCCAGAAGGCCTAATCGAAAGGAAGCACGATCATGGGATCTTTCTCTGACACTCCGGCACTCATCGCGGGCGGCGACATCTACCCGTGGCGTTTCGTCAAGGTTTCGACTGCTGCGGACGATACGGGCCTGCAGGCTGCTGAAGCCACTACGACTGTTCTCGGCGTTTCCGATGGCAGCACCAAGGTTGCGGTTGGTACTGGCAGCGACCTTCACGCGGCCAGCACCGATCCGATCACCCTTCAGGGTGGCGACGTTGTGCTCGTGCAGTGCAGCGGCAACATCACCCGTGGCGCTCTCGTGGAGTCGGATGCGAACGGCAAGGCGCAGACTGCAACCACGACCACCGGCGCTCGTTTCCACGGTTACGTCGCCCTTCAGAGCGGCTCGGATGGCCTCATCATTCGCGTCCAGAAGGTGTCCGGCTGGCGTTACTACGCTTGATCTAACAGCCAACCCCCAACACAAGGAGAAATGACAAATGGCTGAAGTCGGAATTGGCGGTGGGCTGAATACCTTCATCCCAACTTTCTCGGCGGCAACGGGTCAGATTCAGATTGAGTTCACCCGCGCCGTCAATCGTTTCCCCATCACGCAGTACGCGCAGATCGTGCCCGTGCAGCAGATGAGCGGCTATTACCTTCGCATCGACGAGGAGGAGACTGCCCGCGTGGTCAACACGCAGGACTACCAGTGGCCTCTCGGCGAGGATCGTCCCACGGGCATCAACAGCGACATTGACTGGCTGCAGTTCACCTGCCAGCGCTTCCAGTCGTCGTTCCACATCCCGCAGGAGACTGCTCGTCAGGCGCAGTGGGATGTCGTGGCTAGCCACGCTCGCATTGCGGCTGCGAAGATGATGACGCACCGTTCGTTCCGCATGGCTACGCAGTTGACCACCGCGGGCAACTACACCACCGGATCGAACTACTTCGCGAAGGCAAGCGATCTGGTCAGTGGCACCAACATCACCAGCGCTGATGGTGTGCAGAAGATCATTCGTGCAGCGATCGAAAAGATCGTTCAGAACACGGTTGGCGCTGTGTCTGCGAAGGACATTCTGCTGGTGGTGAATCCAACGACTGCTCGCATCATGGCGACCAACGATGGCGTCCGTGATTACGTCAAGAACTACCCCGCCGCTCTGTCGTTCTTGAAGGGCGACGATACCTTCGCGGCCTACGGCCTCCCGCAGACCCTCTTCGGTCTGGGCGGCGTGGTGGTTGATGACACGGTGCGAGTGTCCACCCGTAAGGGCGGCGCGAACACTCGTGGGTTCTTCTACGGTACGGAGAGCGCGCCCGGAATGGTGTTCGTGAGCCGTCCCGGCGGTCTGGTTGGCAATGAGGGCCCGTCCTTCAGCAGCGCAACCATCTTCGCCTATGAGGACATGACCGTCGAGACTCTTGACGATCCGTGGAACCGCCGCGTTCGCGGTAGCGTGACCGACAACAGCGCGACCGTTTTGACGGCTCCGCTCTCGGCTCTCTACATCGCGGACGCGAACTCTGACTGATAGCGGCCCCTAACGGCAGCAACTACGGGCCGCTCGGCTAACCACCGGGCGGCCCTCTTTCTTGGAGGATTGAACTATGCCGATGGCGCAACTCCTGTCGAACGCCAACTTCGCGCTGTACGTCGATACGCGCCTGCTGGCCGAACTTGCATCGGATACCAACTCGGACGGTACGGTAGCGAGCAGCACGATCATTACCGAAAGCCTGCTCCGGGCGGGCGAGGAGGTGGCGAGCGCGGCTACCCGATCGAACGCCTACACGGTGTCCGAACTTGAAACGCTGGCTACCGATGGAAACGGGATGCTTCGCGGGCTGGTGGCGGATCTCGCGCTCTGCTTCCTGTTTGAGCGGCGAGGCGGCGACGTGCCGGAGAGCGTCAAGGCCAAGGCCAACCGAGCGCAGGCGACCCTATCCGACCTGCGGGACGGGAAGCGGCTGTTCGCGGTGGACATCAAGCGGGCCAGCGGTACGGCTACCGTTGAGGTCATTATGTCCTCAACGCGCGGGAGCCTCGCCATGAACGCGGATAGCACGTTCTTCCCGACCCGGCGCACTCAAGCGTTCTGACGCATAAACGATGGATATTCGCGCCCTGCTCCTGAAGCGGCTACAAGGCTCCGAGGTCGCTCGGGTGCTGGTGAAGCAGGCGCAGGCCCGTATCAAGGCCCGGGGCAGCGACGTGGGCGGCTACGCGCCCCTATGGGCGGATACGGCCAAGATCATCGTGGGCAAGGGCAAGCGCAAGCGGGAGCAGGCCCATTACCGGCGGGGCGGGGTTCCGCTGTACGACACGGGCGAGACATTCCGCAGCCTGACGGCTACCACGGCTGCGGTGGCAAACGGGGTTCGCATGACCCTGCAGGGCAGCCTTATCGCCGCGCTGCACCAGACCGGATTCCGAACCAGCGGGCCGAACTTCATCCCGTTCACCCGGAAGGCCGCGAAGGAATGGGTGGTGCAGGACGAGGCCAAGCGCAGGGCCGGGACGAAGCGCAAGTCAAAGCCATCGAACGCGACCTACCCAATCTCCAAGCCTGCGGGACTCGTAGCAGGCAAGGGCGTGACGATTCCCGCCCGACCGATCTTTGCGATGCCCGAGACAGCCCGCCGCGAGGTGGCGCGTTCTATCGCTCGTGCATTGGGTGCTAGATAAACTCACCACGGAGGAAATCCAATGTCTTCAATCCTGAACATCACAGGCCCGCACGTCATTCGATGGGGTACGACCACATCCTCGTATGCCGATCTTGGCCGAACGGATAACGACGATCTGTTCAACATCGAGATTGAGTACAAGTACACCGACATTCAGACCAACGAGTTCGGCACGATGCCTGCCGAAGCAATCCTCATGGGCGCGACTGCCTTCGTGAACTTCACGATGGTGACTTACAATCCGACGCAAATTGTCGCCTTGTTTGATGCCTGCAAGGGATCTGGTACTAGTGGCGTTACATTCCCGCAAGTCGGTGCGCTTGCAATTGGCACGGCGGACAACCTGATCGCGCTGTTCGTGTCTCCGACCATTGCTGGGCGACCCACCTACACCGTGGACAGGTTGCGCCTAATCTCGCACAACCTCCGCGACATCGGGAACAAGCCGACTCGCGCCGCTTTCCGGTTTGAGATTCTGCCCGTGACGGCTGGCCGAGCCATCTACACAGTCGGCACGAGTACTTGACCCATCGGATAAACTTCCGACATGGCTACCGAGAACGACGATTTCAATATCCGAGTGACGATTCAGGGCAAGGAGTTCACCATCGACGGGATGCTCGTCATGGCCGAAGTCGCCTTGAATGGCAAGGTCGAGGAGAACCAGAACGCGCAACTGATCGAGGTGGTGCGAAAGTGCGCCGAGCCTTCCGACGTAGTTGCAGCGTTGCCCGATGCATACCTGCTGGCAATCGGCCTGAAGGTCACGATGAGGCTGCAGCAGTTGGGAAAAGCGCTCGCGCCGTAGCGATGTTCATGGCCGTCTACGGCGTAAGCCCTTACGCCATGCCGAAAGAGATGGCGTTGGGCTGCATGATGAACCTGCGGATGGCTAACGCATGGCACAGCCTGCCATCGTTGATGTCCGTTCGTCTTGCTTTGGGCGACAAAACCGCAGAACATGAGTTCAAATCTGCGATTACCAGCAAGCCCCCATCGGCTCGGGAACAAGTCGAAATGATGCTGGAGAGCCTCAAGACAGATAGGAACCGCGCATGACCGTATCTCTCACCACGCTCTACAACCGACTCGGCGGGCATTTCGGCATCGCCAAGACGCAGTTGGATGCTCGCTCGGGCATCGTGACTCGCGCGACCAACCTTGACGCGCAATACACCGCAGCCACGCGGTATATGTTCACGCCCGTCCTCAACCAGTTCCTTGGGATCTACAACAGCACCGACGCGACGATTACTACCGCCGTGCAGGGTGCGACCAAGACCCTCACGGAGATGGTTACGGCGGACAACGCAAACATTCCGAAGTCCACGATTCCGGCCATGCGGGAACTGGCTAGGCAGATGCGAGCGGGCGGAACCACGTTGCTCGAGAACACCGTGACCATCGGTGCGGTCAGCCGCACGGGTACGGGCACGGGAACCGTTGTGTTTGGCGAAGCGTCGCAAATGAGCCGGACGGACTTGCTCCAGTTCCAATGCATCAGCGACACCACGACGGGCGCGGCGGCTGGTAGCGAGGTCTTCAGCGTGACCGGGAGCGCGGCATATAACAACATCAACGACAGCCTGTGGCCGGGTGGCACGGGACTGTCGACGACGATGGCGAGCAATGACTACACGGCGGGAACGAACCTCGTCACGAACGGCACGTTTGAAACGTGGGTGGGTGGCTTGCCGGATGGTTGGACGATTTTGTCCAACTCAACCATGATTTCGCAACTGACTAGCGGAGCGATGCGCGGATCGTCTGCGTTGAAGATCAGTAGCAACAGTTTTAAGACAGAAATAACGCAGACAATTCCAACACAAGCACTTGGGCCGGGTAAGAGAGTGATTTTCGGGTTTTGGTACAAGAAATTGGCTGGAACCGCTACGCGAGACATTAGACTAGAACTAGAGGACAACACGTCTTCGGCAGCGGCTTCGGCGGAAGTCACCCCAACGGCTACAACTTGGACACTCGTCACTTCGTCATATCGCAGCAGTTTTGATGCACCTGTAACTGCTCTTTATGCCAATTTCTCTGCGGAAGACAGCACCGCTTCGGGACTTGAAGTGGCGATCGACGGAATGTTTGTTTACGTTCCGGCGCAGGGTGGAACAAACGGCCAGTTCTTCCAGATTATTAGCGGCGCGACCGACTGGCGTATCGGCGACCGCATGACCGTGCAGGTGACAAACAACTACGCCTCGTCCGTGCTTTCGTACACCGAACGGTTCTTCGCTCCGTTTGCTAATGGCGTTGAACTGCCAACCACGGATGCGGGCACACCGCCGACCGTTACCAACAGCGTGATTCCGTGAGCGTGACCACCTCTACAACGCTGGAGACTTTCTTCGCGTCGATGGTCACGCGCATTCAGTCGCAGATTCCTGCGACCCTTGCGACCACGCGAATCTTCGTTGTAGACCGTTTGACGCTGCAATCGGGTGTCGTTCCGAGCATCCAGATCGAGCCGCTCAATCTGACCGTCATCGGAGAA